TAGGCTCTAAAAGTAAATGTGGGTCAGGCTGTACTACACCATCGATAAAATTATAGTTAAGTCTTGCTTGGTCTGCTGCTACGCTTTCTATAAGTCCGTCTTTGTTTACTCTTGTAGCATCTGCATCTACTGTAACCGTAAAGTCTCCATCTCCATTACTAGGCACAACAGAATACAGCTTGTCATCTGCTGCCTTATATCCGCTTGGTATTTGTACTAAACTTGCTTTTTGGTATATACTCATTATAATATATTTTGTAAATTCTTAATTATTCCACTAGTGCCCTCTGCTACACCACCGTCTAAAGTAACTCTTGCGCTAAAGTCTATTGCGTTTCCTATTGCGTTTGTGTGTGTTGTTTGTGCAGCTTCGTTTATATAACCTGCATCATTAGTCCATTGGCTGTTGTTACCACTTTTATTTGTTAGTGTGTCGCTTGATGAAGCAGTAATAAAACCATAAGAGTTATCCCACCCTGTATTACCGTCTGTTATATAACCTGCTCCGTTTGTTAGTTGATTATTGTTTGTTGGTATAACTGTATCTCCTTCTAAAGCAGTTCCTGCTGTCGTTCCTAATACCATACTAACCTTTGAATTGTTAGTACTTATATCACTTATTTGTTGAGCAGTTATAGTTGTAGTATCACCCGCTAAAGCTGTTGTTGATGTTGTGCCTAATTGTAGTAAAGCAGTATCTCCTTCTAACGCTGTGCCTGCACTTGTACCTAGCACCATACTAACTTTAGCATTGTTAGCCGTTATGTCATTAGCTTGTTGTGTGGTAATTCCTACTTTAGCGTTGTTTGCTGTTATATCGTTTGCCTGTTGGGTAGTTATACCCACTTTAGCGTTATTTGTGGTAATGTCAGCAGCTTGTTGAGTAGTTATTCCAACTTTAGCAGTATTAGCTACTACATCTGTATTTGCGCTTACTCTTGCCTCTGTATAATATAGGTTGTTATCCCCTTCGTCAATATCATCTGTGTCTAATTCTACTGCACCTGTTTGAGTATTTACGCTTGTTACAGGATTTGCAGCACTTAAAGTTGTAGGCTGGTATTCTTCTTCGGTACTATTATATACAAGAACTTGATTGTTTTGAGGTGTTGTAGAGGCAACGTCTGATAAATCGCTTGTTGAAGAAGGTATTGATGGTTTGTTGAGTATCAAGGCATCTCCACTTGAAGCGTTCCAATTAGACTGAACGTTAACCTCAGCACCTTCCTCTATGCCCGATAGTTTTAAAGCATCTGCTGAAGGATAAGAGTTCTTAGCGGTATTATCTACTATTGCACTAGCCTGAGCTTCTGTAATACCAGTCTTAGCGGTGTTTGCAGCAACATCGGTATTAGCAGATACTCTATCTTCGGTGTAATACAGATTAGAGCCTTCAGTTAAATCGCTTGTATCTTTAGTTGCCAGCCTTGTGTCAAAGTCTGAATTGGCTCTATCGGAGGTGTAGTATTGATTAGTAGTACCTTCGTCAATATTATCTGTGTCTAAAACAACAGCTCCAGTAGCTCCATTTACACTTGATACTTTGTCGGAGTTATCTACCTTTTCCCAAGCTGTACCATTTGAAACAATCCAATCTCCTATTTCGTAATCAATAGTTTCGTAGACTCCTGCATTAGAAACAACATAGTAGTTACCTTTTACCGTAGATGCCGATGGTAATGAGGGAGTGTCGGTATCAGCGTTCCAAGTTCCCTTGTATTCTAGCTGACCTAAAACACTATCAGGTAAGTTAGCAGTAGGTACTTTTGAATTGCTATCTAATGGAGCATATCCGCTTGCAGCACCCTTTTCACTCTTGTCCTCTTTGCCTGTCTGTAAATCACTTATAGATGTCGTTCCGTTAGTAACCGTAGCACCTTGAATAGTTCCAGTTGCAGTTACGTTACCAGAAGTATCTACTGAGACACCTAGAGAATTACCCTCTCCGTCAGTAATCTCCTTAGCTGATTCCGTAACGTTTCCGTTATCTATAATCTTTAGAAGAGACTGATATGTGTCTTTTATAAAATTACCTGTTAAGCTCGCCATACTCTTTTAGTGTTTTTGTCTGATTGCTATTCAAACTCTTGTTTAAATAACATTTTAATTTCTTTTCGTTATCCTTCTTAGGCTTATACTTACTTACAACATCCATCCGTTAAATAAAGCGTTTTTGTCTGGATATATTTCCTCATTGTTATTACTGTAATATTCTGGGAATTTACTCTGAGCATTAAAGCTCATATAGTCTATAAACCTCTGTGTGTAATACTCGGCATAATCTCTCTCCTTTGAAATTAAAGAGTCAACTTCCTCTTTGCTTACGTTTGAACTGTTCTCTGCACCCTTCTTGTAAACACCACCATTCGCAATGGTATATGCTGCAAACGGTAAGTATTCAGTCATAGCAAAGTGTATAAGCATTGGCTGTATGTAGTCGTTAACAAGAGTTAGGTAATCTCCAGAAAGAGTATCAGCAATAATGTCTGCGCTGATTTTATTATACAAGTCTGTGCCTAAATAATTCTGTATATGAATGTCTTGAGCAATCTTAATAAATTGAATGAATTTATCTGTGTCAATCGAACCGCTTAAAGCAGTATTGTTAACTAGGTCGCTTCTTTTAATAAATATTGCTGATGGCATTTTATTCTACATTTTCAATTTGTTCTTCCACTTTTTCTTTGACTTCCTCTTGTATATCTTTTTTAACGCCTGTTTCTTTCTCTACCTCTGCCTCACTAATAGCATTAGTCAAGTCGGTAAATTCAAGAGGCTGTAACGTCTTAAAATAGATGTCAAGCTCTATTCCGTTGTAGTCAAGTATTTTCTCAAGTTCGTCAAGTATAGTAACCTGCATTGGTCTGATTACGGTGTTATCCATAAGCACAGATGCGGTCTGTAATTCTTCTGCATTGTTACCTAGTCCAGACGTATCTTTAATACCTACAAGCATAGGTGATACAATACGGTGTGATACCATAACCTTACGCATACTTTCATCTGATAAGAATTGATATTGCTGGTGGGCATCTGATAACTGTACTGGCTCAATGGTTGCTGCAAGCTCCTTGCTATCGTTAAACGCTAGTATGAATCTACCTGCATTAGAACTACCGCTAAACTTATTCATTATACTAGTCTCAATAGCATCTCTTTGCTCTGCATCTGGAGTACCATTGTTAAAGTTAATAAGCATACTTGGAGACAGTCCGTTCTGAATATTGTTTATGTGATAGTTGGCAATCTCCTCTTCTAGTTCCGCATACTGCAATCCTCCTTGATAATCTACTGGAGAATAATACTTGTAACCAGCTCTATAAGGTTTTATGTATAATATTTCAATTGCTGCGTTAGAGAATCCAAATGCAGGTATCTTTGTTAGCTTATCCCCAGACTTAGCCTCTGTCCAGTCAGAGTGATAGTAGTATGCCTCTATTTCGCCTTTAGAGTTGCATTTCTCGGCTCTTAACGTTTCTACTGGTATATGTGCTATCTGAGCAATTTTAGAGCGGTCTTTGGTGTATATAATTTGAAGTGCTGCCTGCCCCATCATTTTATAATCGTGCGTTATGCGCTTAATGACGTTCTTGTTAAAAAGCTCCTTCATTTCTTTATAGTCAGCTTCTTTTTCTTTACTGTCCGTAGCATCAAGACCTCTTCCATAAATCATTTCAGATATGCCGTTGATAGCAGCGTTGTTCGTAGGGCTTCCATTGTATCTATCTATTAGATAGTTAAAGTAATCATTGTCGTCTCCGTAAGATACCCAATCCTCGTTATAGTATTCCTTTACCTCTGGTTTAGAGTAAGAACCTAACTGTACAATATGTATTGTGCTTTCGTCTTTCATAATATAATGTAGCTATCATCGAAGCTATCTTCTTGTGTGTATTTATCTTTATTGGGATTGTACTTAGGGAAGTCTGTTTGGTCTGTACAAAACACAATATCCCTGTAAACCGACCCCTCGTCATCAATAAGCTTTAGTGTGTAGTAATCACCTTCCTTTAAAGTGTATCTGTTTGTTATTTGCAGGAATATTTCTCCTTCAGTTGGAACTAAATCTCCACCTTCCCACTTTATTGCAGCAGCTTCGGGGTTTTGTTGGTATAGTTGCCATTGAAAGTCGCCAGTATAATCAAATACCTGTCTTGTTGACTTGTTTACCAGCTCCATTCTTAAATCCCCAACAATAGACCTTCTTGCTACTATCTTAATATTCTGGTCTCCTGTTGATGTTGTTAATATATGCATATCGAAGTAATAATCAAATTGTTATTTGTTTCAAATATACAAAAAAAGGGGCAATTAAGCCCCCTTTTAGATTTATACTCCTATTAAATTTACGCAGGGAATCCCGGGTCTCTTTGAGTAGACTCAGTAGCTGTTGCATTATCTAAACCATCAAATGGGTCTGCATCAGTAGCCCCTTCAATAAAGTTGGGCATATATATCTCATTAGCGGTTAATGTAAGCGTATATCCGTTTAAATCTCCCATAGCCTGTCCAGTTACCATAGTACCTCCAGTTACGTCAGCACCATTATCTGCACCTACCATAAGAAACTTGTCGTCAAAAGTTTGAACTACAACGTGAGGTCTGCCATACGTCATAAGCTTTAACTCTTTATTATCTTCTTTAGTTAATTTAGGGAACGTAATGCTCAATACTTGCTCAAAGAAAGTAGTTCCATTTTCAATAGAAGATGTAATGTTTGTCTCAAGCGAAGAATTTCCTTTTACATCGTATGTGTGATAATCAAAAGCTGCTGTTGCAGCTATGTTTGTTATTTGGTCATCAGAATCGTATGTCCAACTTCCTGCTGCTCCAAAATCAACAAAGTGTACTTTTTTTATACCACCGACAGCATCCTTACAAGGTCTTAATCTTCCGCCAGTTAAATTACAAGCCATATCTTTTTCTTTTTAGTAAAAGGGGCAGAGTTACCACCCCTTTAGATTAAACAATTATTATGCTAACGTTAGTAACGCCAAGTCAGAACCGATTCCGTATTGAACACCAGCAGTATATCGCATAATGATTCTTACGTTTTGGCTTCCGTCAATGTCAGCCATATCGATTAACTTCACTTCGTTATGGTCGGCAAGCAATCCTGTACCAAAGTACAAGTTAGAAGCCTCTCCAGCTACGATGTGGTCTGATGGCATCCCTGGAGTTAACTGAACTTTAATTCCTTCGAAAGAAAGTGCATTACCCATATTATACCATTGTGAACCTTTGCTATCAGTACCAGCAGCACCAAGACCTTGCGCTCCGAATCCACCTAGTGAACGGAT